AATCGAAAGAATTTAATGATTGGAAGAATGCACAACCAAGTTTTCTGAAAGATGCGTATGAAACAGTTTTGGATAAAGGTTCAGCTGCTCAGGTGGTAGAACTTCTAGGATTGTATAAGTCGAATACCCAATCAGGTCAACAAGCTGCTCAACCTGCCAATGATGCAGTAAAGGCAGTAGCGCAAAAAGCTGTGAGTCAGGCTCAAACACCACCACCGAACAGTCTGAGTGATTTGCCTGCTGGTAGTCCTGCTGGTGTTTCTCGTGATGAGCGTTTGGCAGCAATGTCGCCAGCGCAACTTGCAGAGGAAATGCAAGGATGGACACCCGACCAAGTGGAACAATTTCTCAATAGACGTGTTTAAACATACGTGATGAGAGTATTTGAAACATGACTACTAAAACTAACGCAAGTTATGGCGATAAGACCAATTTAGTTACCCAAGCGGTAGGTCTGTTCGCTACACACATGAATCGTAACAGCACCTTGAACCTATTGGCTGGGAAAATGCCTAAGGGCGAAGCAGGTGCGGAAGCGACTCTCCGTAAACAAACCACATCTCATATGCCTATTGTTCGTGTTCAGGACTTAGGAAAAGGGCGTGGTGATGAAGTGACTTTCCACCTACTAAATCCAGTCGGTGCATATCCAATTATGGGTAGTGCGTATGCTGAAGGTCGTGGTGTGGGGATGTCTTTGAATGAAGATCGCCTACGTGTGAACCAAGCTCGTTTCCCTGTTGATTTGGGTAACGTGATGTCACAGATTCGTAGCCCAGCTGATTTGCGCAAACTTGGTCGTCCAGTCGCTCAGAATTTGATGGATCGCTATTGTGATCAGTCATTACTGGTGCATATGGCTGGTGCACGTGGTTCTCATAACAACATTGAATGGGTTATCCCTAAGGATAATCACAAAAACTTCAATGAAATCATGGTAAACCGTGTTAAAGCACCAACTAAAAACCGTCACTATGTTGTTGATGGTTCTGGTGTGCAGAGCGTTAAAAGCAATGCAGGTGAGTTTGATATTGCAACAACTGATCTATTTACAATGGATTCAGTTGATTCAATGAAAACTGTTCTGGATCAAATTGCTTTACCACCACCTATTTGTAAGTTTGAAGGTGATGTTGCTGCGGAAGATTCACCATTACGTGTATGGCTTGTATCGCCAGCACAGTACAACAAATTTGCTGCCCAACCAGGTTTCCGTTCTTTCCAATCATCTGCATTTGCGCGTGCAAGTCAGGCGAAACAACATCCGCTTTTCTTAGGTGATGTAGGTTTATGGAACGGATTTATTATCCGAAAAATGCCACGTCCGATTCGTTTCTATGCAGGTGACACAATTAAATATTGTGCTTCGTATGACAGTGAAGCTGAATCAGATTTAATCGTACCATCAAGTTTTGGTAGCAATTTCGCTGTTGACCGTTCAATTATTTTGGGTGGACAAGCAATTGCGGAAGCAATGGCTGCAAGTGATAAGTCTGGTGTGCCTTTCTTCTGGTCTGAAAAAGACCTTGATCATGGTGATAAATGGGAATTATTGATCGGTGCCATTCGTGGTACATCAAAAATCCGTTTCGCTGTTGATACTGGTGAGCGTACAGAATTTACCGACTATGGTGTAACTGTTGTCGATACCGCTGTGCCAATCATTGGTGCTAATCAGTAATTGTTTTGGGTATGTCCAGTTATGGGCATACCTCATCTTATTCTAATCCTTGGAGATTTTTAAAATGGCGACAATTAAGAAGAAGCCTAGTGGTTATGGTCAGTTTGGTGGATTCTCACCATATGGCAATGTTACAGCGTTAGCATTTTTTCTTGCCACGAATGCTTCAGGTGCTGTAATTGATTCAGATACAACTGCTGCAGTAGCAAGTGGTGATGTTATTGATTTAGGTGAACTACCAGAAGGTATGCGCCTTGATGATGCTCAAATCCTGATTAAAACAGGTATGACAGCCACCGTTACAGGTTCACTTGGCTTTAAATATGTTGATGGTGATAGTACAGAAGTACCACAAGATGCAGCATATTTTATCAATGCTGGTGATCTTGCAACGGCAGGTCGATTACGTGCTAATACAGGTAAATTGGTAACCTTGCCTAAGGCTGCACGATTGATTTTAACCACTGGTGGTGCAGCGAATGCCAAGGCAAGCGACATCAAGGTTATTGTCAGCGGTGAATTGACAGGTCCTCGTTAATGTTTTGATGGTGTAGGTTTTAGACAGACCTACACCATTCTTTTTATTTTTTAACTTATTACGGTGATAAGATGAAAACGATTGCAATAGCGATGATGTGTCATGCAATTAATGCTGCATATTGCCAATCAATGGGTGATGATAGTCAACCTACTTGGGATGACACACCAGAATCACATAAACAAAGTTTGATTGCTGGCGTTGAAATGCATTTGGCAAATCCTGATGCCACACCTGAACAGTCTCACGAGTCTTGGTATAAGGTCAAAGAAGCTGAGGGCTGGAAGTATGGTGAAGTAAAAGATATGGAGAAAAAAGAACATCCATGTTTTTTACCTTATGAAGAATTACCAGATGAACAAAAGGCAAAGGATTATTTATTCCGTACAACGGTGCATTTGGTTAAGCACTTGCCTGATCCTGAAGATTACTTGGCATTGAGTGCGGAAGTTGTGAATCTACGCCAAAAGGTTGAGCATCAAAAGAATGTCGCAATTAATACAGCGACAATCACCCCAACCAATGTTGTTCAAAAATCTGCTGGTGTATCAATTCAGTATATTGGAAATAAATCTCTATATACCGACCACTTATACGAATCAGCTTTAACCTTTGAACAAGGTCAAGTGCGATCAATTCCAAGTGATTTGGCAACCAAGTTTTTAAAACATCCTGAGTTTACTCGTTATGAGGGTGAGCCTGAATCCATTTCTGGTGAATCTACTGAGCAAGGCTTAGATGATGATACGTCAAGTATTCTCAATCGCTCTAAAGAAAAACAGCAAGAAGAAATTGATAAAGAAAATAAAATTCTTGATGAAATTGAAACGATTGGAAAAATGACAAAGGCTGGCTTGGTTCAATATGCTTTAGAAAAGTATGAGCAGAAACTTAGCCCACAAAAAAATCTTGATGAATTAAAAGAATCAGTTACTCAAATGATTCATCAATATGGGGTTGTGTAATGCAGTTAAATGACCTGATCAGCCGTTTTCGTACACTGGCCAACGATAAAGTAGAACCATATTTTATTGATGATGCCAGTGTCATTGATTGGCTTAATGATGCCGTAAGTGAAGCGTGTATCCGTGGTCGTTTATTGCATGAATCCCAAAACAATGATGTTTGTAAGATTAATATATTGATTGGTTCATCTCGTTATCAGTTACATGAATCGTTATACGAATTGACTCGAGTGTGGTTCCAGCCGAGTGATGGAACAAAAGGGCAATACTTGACTTTAATGTCAGCTGAATTACTCGATCATTATTATGATGGTGAGAATTGGCGAGTGAAACAGGGTAAACCTGAACACATTATTCAGGATGATACAGGTATTCGTCTTGTTCCAATTCCTGATGTAGGCGGTGAATTACAATTGGAAGGCTATCGTGTGCCATTGTCACCAATGGAAAGTGATACTGATATTCCAGAAATTAACCAAATTCACCATGTTCAATTGATTCAGTGGGTTCTACACCAAGCGTTTAAGGTACCAGATGCAGAATTCTTTGATCCAAATCGGTCAGCATTAGCAGAGCAGGAATTTACAGATTATTTCGGTATTCGTCCTGATAGTGATTTGCGACGCATTACTCGTGAGGATATACCGCATAACGTTATTCCATTCATGCCATGACTTGCTTGTGACATAAGCACCCCTGTAAGGCTAAAGCTTTTCAGGGGTTTTTTACATAATGATCTTACTTATTTTATTTAATCATGCACAAAGATGGGCAAACGTACAATTGATTTAAAGACCGAAGATACGCTTTACATTGGCGGTGCCAAAGTTCAATTGATCAAAAAATCAGGACAATTGGCTCGAATTTGTGTTGAAGCAGATAATCACATTGAAATTAAACATGAGCGCATGAGTGCTTCCGATTCAGCTACGGAGACTCAAGCACATGGCAAACACACTATATGACTTTGCACGTCAGCGTTTTTTAGAAGCACAGATTAACTGGATGACGGACACAATTAAAGTGATCCTGGTGGATAACGGTGCATACACACCGCAAACAAGTGTTCACCAATACTTATCGGATATTCCTACATCGGCACGTATTGCAGGACCGGTCACGCTCACATCTAAGGCGACTACAGGCGGTGCTGCAGACGCGGCAGATTGTACTTTTACATCGGTTACAGGGGCATCGATTGAATCAATCATCATTTATGCGGATACAGGCGTGGAAGCGACAAGCCCGTTGATCGCCTATATTGATACAGCAACAGGTTTGCCGATTACGCCAAACGGTGGTGATATTATTGTCACCTGGGATAACGGATCAAATAAGATATTCAAGGTGTGAATCCATTATCTCACATGATAAAATATGAGTATATTTATCTTGTGAGAGAGTCCATATGAAAAGATGCACAAAATGCGATTTAGAGAAAGACATTTCTGCTTTTCCTAAGTCTGGTGGAAAAAGCGGGTTGTCTAATTGGTGTCGTGCTTGCCACCACGATAGATACTTGGAAAACAAGAGGGCGTCAGAACAGGTTTCTTGCCCTTCAATTGATCCAATACAAGAATTGAGTGAAGCGAGAGCTCAGAAAAATGTGAGCTTACGTGAAATATCAAGCCATCTTGGCGTTAATGAAATCACGGTAGGTAAGTGGTTTAACCGAAAAACCATGCCAAGGCAAAAGTATGTTAGGGCAATGTATGAGTTTTTTTGCTTAGATATACCTATGATTCTACAAGCTGGTGATGGTGGTCGTTTACCTTTAGCAGTTACTGAATGCAGTAATTGCAAAAAACAGTTTCCAGTTTACAAGGCTGGTGTGCGTTTTTGTTCAAGAGCATGTTCTGGTAAAGATTTATCGAGTAGGCAGCTTGGGTATAAAAACGCGATGTGGAAAGGTGGTGAAATAGTCACAGGCCATACAGGTGGTGGTTATATTAAAGAACTTGCACCTGAGCATCCAAATGCTGATGCGAGTGGTTATGTGTTGCAACATCGCCTTGTTATGTAGCAGGTCATTGGTCGCCCACTTGAAAAGCATGAGCGTGTTCATCACAAGAATGGTGATCGTCAGGACAATCGACCTGAAAATCTTGAGTTATGGGTTGGTGCAAACAGAAGCAAAAAAGACCCACATGGAGTAAGGCTCGTAGATCAAGTGATAGATATGATTTCATCACTTAAATCTGATGAGTTACTACGCTTAAAGCAGGCTGTAGAGGATAAATTATATGAACAGTCAAGTTAAAAAACCACCGACTCAAGGCGTTGGCGTAACTGGTTTTGTTTCTGATGTATATGCTGCAGATGAGAAAAAAATCAATTGGCCACACTTAATGGCACAACCAAAGTTCCAAATGTACTGTGTTGAGCTTAGTCGTCGACCACACGGAGAAGTTGAGTTGTGGTTAGGAGGTTTTATTCAAGACCGATTAGCTGAAGGTGAAAAGGTTTTCTTCCAGTCATATTGCGATTGGCATGATAAAAAAGGCTATTGGAAGCAGGAAGATTACTACGGCAATTTATTGTAAGGGTGTGTTATGGCAGGTATTAGGATTGAGTGGGGGCAGTTTGGGCATTTTGATTCATTCGATGTAATTCGCTCTTACACACCACTAGCGAATATTCCTGATGTAAATTTACCTCCACCCATCGCTACAAGTTTGAAAAGCATGTACTACGTTGATACAACAGTCGTTTTGGGTGAGGTTATTTATTATAAAATAAGAGCTTGGCAAGGGTCATCTTACATTGTAAGCGATGAAATCAAGTTAAAAGATATTTACTTTGATAAAGTTGAGTTACTGTTGCTCGCAAACGCATCGAGTTATCCATCAACTAATATCACTGATAAGTCCTCTAGTGCTAGGGCGTTAACCATTAGTGGTGTCACAATTGTCAATACCTTGCAAACTATAGATGGTGGGTCTTTTGATTTTAGCAATACTTCAGGGGTCAGATATATACAAGCGGCATCAATCTCACAGCTTAACTTAGATGATTTTTCAATTGAGTTTTTTTCAAAAATTAACTCGTATACAGACGTATATCATCGTGTATTGCTTTTCGATACGCAAGAAATTGTTAGTATTGGAGCATTCCATTTGCAATTAGCAGACAACGGTACGTTCAGGTGGTATATAAACAATGGGTCAATTAAACAAGTAGGTATCAGTTCTTCTGCTGTCGGGACTGCTTTAAAACATCATTGCTTAATGCGAAAAAATGGTATTTTTTACTACTACATCGACGGTGTATTACAATCAACTTATAATCAATATTTAACATACTCTATAACTAAGAATAATTTTAGACTTGGCGGTTATACTTCTAATCTAATCGGTTATATATCCTCTCTCAGAATTACACGTGCTGTGCGTTACAATATTGAAGGGTTCACACCACCAAGCGAAATGTTCACAAATTACTGAGTGATCGGGTATGACTAACAGTTTCGAAAAACCATACGCGATAAAGTTTTCCGCAACAATTGAGCCGAGTGGACTAACAAAGCCATACCCGATTCGTATCGTATATGACAAAGATGCAACTTGGAATACACTAAGTATTTCTGTAGTAGGGTTGGTCTCAACTACATTCGGCAATGTATCCGCACAATACAATCAGGTTGTAAATCCTATAGGATTGGATGACTCTAATTTTGGCAAACCATTTACTGAAAATAAGCAAAAGTTTATTAAGGTAGGTGGGTCAAACCATAGTATTTTTGGTACAGGTAAGATACACAACTCAACTCAGATTTTTAGGTTACAAGGTTATGTAGCCTCATCTATGGGTAATTTGAGTATTTATAACTTTAATAAAGAAATTAAAGTTATGGGTTTTGTAAACTCTTATTACGGTAAGCCAACGACATATAACCTGCGCCAATATGTTCGTAACGTTGGTTATCACACAGCTGGTTTTGGCACCCCTTTTATGCAAGGCGGTGTTAAATATGTAAAGCCTATTGGAATTAATTCAAGTGTATTAACAAATCCAAAGGTAGTTAATACTAAAGCCAATCAATATATAGGGTTAAGCGGAATACCATCACTCGCTGTACCGAGTCCTAATGTTTCACCACGTATCATTTATCCTCGCGGTATTTTACCTGGTGGTTTTGGTACTGCATGGGTGCAACGAAATCCAAGTCCGAAAGGATTTGCAAACGACAGTTATGGTAATCCCTGGGTATCACATAGTCCTCGATATATTACACCGTTTAAAGTTGAATCGTTTTTATCTGGTTATGGCAAAGTCTTTGATCCAAAACAGCGCATCTACCATGAAGGCAGTCCACCGATCCCTGCAGGTGTTTTTGGTGATACGCTAATCAAAAATACACGTCGTATTATCAACGTGCCTGGTAACAATCAATCATTATATGGTGACTGGTCAGAAGTACGCTCAAATTTGATTACAATAGGTATTCAATCATTTGATGCCAATATCTTTGGAAAAACAGAAATATGGAATAAAACACCGTCCATTATTCCTAAATCATGGAATAGTAATTTTTTTGGCAGTGCTTTTATCAGCTATAGAATACGTCGTATCAATGCACGTGGTATTGATTGGCCAGAATCTAAGCGTTTCGGTAATCATGTCTTAACCAAGCCACCAGAAATTAAACCATACGGCTTTAATTCAATGTTGTTTGGTTATCCTTGGGTCAGTAACTTTAAGCGAGAACTTATACCACCAGGGATGAATACATTACGCTTTAGTGATCCTATAGTGTGGTATCGCTATCGCTATGTATCTACGCCAGGAATTGGAATACCAGGGTCAGGACAGCCAAAAATAGAGCATGGTCTTAGAACTTTATTGGCCAGTGGCGATGCTCACATGCGTTTTGGTACGCCAGTAATCTGGTTTAAGGTGAGATCGCTTAAACCTTCAAGCATTTATCGTGAATTTGAAAGTAAACATCTAATCGGTGGAACTCAGCATATCCGGACTTCTGGTTTTATTGCTACCGAGTTTGGTCAGCGTATTGTTCCTGAAAACCGGAGTATCTATCCACTAGGATTTAATAACCAGGCATTCAGCGAAAAAAATAAGATTGAGCTGCATACTCGTTGGGTACGTGCTACAGGTTTCTTGAGCTTTGGTACACAAACATCAGATCGCTATGGAACCGCATCATTATGGAATAAACGCCAGTATATTCATCATAGCTATGATTCAGGTGACGGCCTTAATCCTGGTGAGTTTGGGCGGTGGACCAGTATTGCCAATCGTAACCGTATCATTTTGGTACAAGGATTCTCTGCTACACGCTATGGTTATAACAGTATTAAAAATAATGCACGATTATTGGAACCAGGATCAATACAAACAGTAGCATTTGGTAAATTGATGATTGCTGATCGTGTACGTCGGTTACGACCTGATAGTATGGAATCTCCATATATACCAAGTTGGGTGCGTATTCATAACTCAGCATTTGTTATTGCACCTATATCTGGTAAACATGATCAATGGGGTCATCATTCTGTATTAAATACACGTAGGGAATATCGATGGGTGGGAGCATTTGATTCTATGGTATTTGGTTTACCAATGATTGATTTTGCTATCCGAAAAATTTCAATGCAAAGCCGGTATAGTATTTATCAGCCTTCTATGCCATTACCTAGAGTAGATTTATATACGCGCTACATTGAGCAGCAAGGATCAGAACTTCAAGCATTTGGTGGACCTACACTAAATATCAAGTGGAATAAATTTACACCACGATGGACACATCGGGATTATTTTGGTGAGCCAGTCGTTCGCAACCGTACACCAGAGTTAAAACAAAAGGGTAATGTTACCGAAGTATTTGGTCATCCTAGTCTACGAACACAATGGCGTTTCATGCCAGTAGAAGGTTTTGGTTCTGAGCTTTGGGGGCGAACTGGTATTTCCTTCCGTGATCGTTCAATGAGCATCAGAGGAAATAATTATATGGCTATCGGGATGCATCGTGTGATTAAGACTGGTGCTCCACCGTATAGCCTACAATCGATTACTTTAGATTGGGGAGGTGAAGGTTCTCGTCCAGATGATTATGAAGGCTTAGGTATTCGTGTTCCAGAAAACCAGGTAACGCCACCATCACTAAAAACAAATGTTATTTTTGCTCAAGGTTTTGTTGCAACAAAAATGGGTTCACACCATACCCAATCCAACGGAATTTTACTCGAAGCAGGTATTCAGGAGTTTACTATTGGGAATCATTTTATCGGATTAAAGAATCGAAAGATCAGTGTGCCGACATTGGGTGATCTGCTGCAGATGCGTGAAACTCGCCCCCGACTTTCACCGCATACCATTTATGCAGTCGTGGAATCACCTGGACAGGCCAGGAACAATCATCCATACCAGAATATTCACTATGTAAATAGTGATGTTGGTAGTCGTCAACCTGGGGAAGTGTTTGGCAATCTACGTGTAACCTTGCGTCACCGTAAAATTTACTTGGGTGGCTTCAACCAAAGCAGTATACCTCAACCGACTGTGATGTTGAAAAGACGCTATATCCGGGTCACAGGCTTTAGCACTTTCCGTATGGGATGGCATTTCGCCTTAGATGGATCACCGCAAGACGTTGAGCAATACGAAAGCCGGAACATGCAAGCCTTTGGCCGTCCTTATCTAGTTTCGCCTTATTATGGTCCACAAACGATTCGTGTCGGTGGCATTAATGCAAGTAGCTTTGGCACATCACGTGTTGAGCATTTTCACCGGACGATTCGCACAAGCGGTTCATCAATGATGATCATGGGTGCCAGTCGTGGTGGAGATACAGCCTATAAGCCGCAATCGCTTTGGGTAGGTCGTCCAATGCCAACCATCCCTGCAGGGTTTAATGCTGAAAAATTTGGAAATACCACTATCGGTTTACGTGTTCGTGATGTGGGTGTGTTTGGCTTTGATGCTTTTAATGCTGAATCTGATATTAGTAATTTTAAAGGACGGCTAAAAGTGATCCAGGTGAAACAGCCGCAAGTAATCGAACCGAAAGAAATTTATCCTCAATCGTTTGGCCACACTGCCTATGGTGTACCGGACATACGCTTAAAGGTCCATTACATCCGACCTGATGGCAACTCAAATCAATTCAGGAAAGGTGGTTCAATATGAAACGATTAAACCCTTTGCGCGGCATGGATAATGTATCGGATGATGATGCCATGTCGAGTTTTGGCAAGGTACCATTCATCAAGCTACGTGATGCAGTCAACGTCAACATCAGTTCAACTGGTCGTGTGGAATTGCGCGGCAGCGGTGTGCCGGTGACTGAAACACCGTATAAGAATTTATGGCAAAGCCCATTGCACCAGGACCTATTCGGCACCTTGCATGGCGAACTGGTCAAAATCAATCCGGCTGACTGGTCGCATGTTCAATTAAATGTTCAATTGAAAGGCGATATAAATTACCTGGTGGTGAATAACTTCATTGTGATCTCAGATTCAAGTGACTTATACAAGTATGACGGTGCCCATGTAGTCAAGCTGACCATTGATACACCACCACCACCGATGGCTCATACTGCAGATGGATCCTTACTCGAAGGTAGTTATAATCTGGCGATTTCCTGGTCCAAAGATGGCCGGGAATCTGGCCTATCCGATACGATCACAGTTGAATGCTTAGGCGGTATTGAACTGATCTTGCCGTACAACTACCAGGGTGATGCGGATCAGGCCACGATTTACATGACGGAACGCAACGGATCGGAATTACTCAAGATCGCAACTGTGCCGGTGAATACGCCATCCTTCACCATTGGCCATGATAAAAACCTGACACGTGCAGCACAGTTTCAGCACCTTTCCCCGATGCGTACCGGTAAATTTTTAAAGTTATGTCGTGGTCGATTGCTGACTGCAGATAAAAACATGCTGTACTTTTCCCAGGCGTTAAACTTCCATCTATGTGATGAGCGTTACGACTATATTGCTTTGCCGCAACGTGTGACCTTTGTGGAGCCGGTTGAATCCGGTATTTGGGTTGGTCAATCTAATAGTGTGGTTTTTTTAAGTGGTTCCGATGTTGGAGATTTGCGCCTGGTGCAGACTGGTGCAAAGGCTCCGGTTCCTGGTACGGCTTTACGTGTCAATAGTGATTTGCTTGGTGAAGCTGCTGCAGGTTTGGAAGCGGTGCTTTGGCTTGCCGAGAATGGCTACTGCATCGGCACTCCTTCGGGTAATTTGATTGAAGCCCATGCCAATACCTTAAAAGGCATCACGGCCAAAAGTGGACAGTCTGTAAGGTTTGATGATCGGATTGTCACTGTTCTACAGTAAAGACTGGTTTAACTATCCGGTCATGACAATGGAAAATTTAAATAAAGACGCACTGTTAGGTGCATTAGCGCGTGGTGAATATAGCGAAGATGGCAATCAAATCACCTTTAATAAGCTCGGTGGAATCAGTTTTAAGGGTGAATACTTTGATCGTATCAATGGCGGTGAATGGCAGCGCAACGAAAACCTAGTAGTCAATGAAGGGATTGCACATATCCTGAATGTGGCTTTAGGTGGCAAGGCGAAAGCCGCGAAATACTACCTGGCTTTATTCAGTGGCAGCACAGCACCGGCACCGACTTGGACAGCAGCAAATTTTGCAGCGGTGGCATCTGAGATCGTTAGCGGTACCGAAGGCTATACCAATGCCACACGTCCTGAATGGACACCGGTGGATACCAACGGCAACTCGATTGATAACATGGCGGCAGCTGCTCAACTCACCATTGCAACATCGGGCACTTTAACGGTGACTGGTGCAGCACTGCTGACCAGCTCAACGAAGGGCGGCACTACCGGTACGCTGATTTCTGCAAGTAAGTATGCGGTAGCGCGTACCTTCCAGAATGGTGATATTTACGAAATCGGCTATCGCCTAAGCGCAACGGTGTAACACATGACTGGCCCTATTCCTTATGGGCTGCATGTAATAAGCGGTGAACTCACTGAGCAAGATACCAACCGTATCGTTTCCGTGATTCACCGCTTTCTTAGTTTTAAGGACGCAGCCCAACTTGAAAATTTAAAGCAGGTCCATGATTTACCCGATGGTGGATACTTCATTGTGCAGCACGTGGCCGGTATTTTCCGGGTGATTGCCGATAAGCAAGAACCGGAAAAATTCAAGTTCGCGCACGATGGCCTGGTTAAAGTTTTTATCCCGATGTTCTTTAGTGGCGTAGTGGAAAAGTCCACGGTACGTGATGGCGAGAAAGTCAGGATTAAAATTACCGAACAGTGCCGTCGTCGCCTGGGGCAGCAGCTTGAGCGCAACATTCCAAAGGATCTGGACCTGGAACGCTTCACCATTAAAATCAATAGTCGCTTTCCTGAGTTCGAACCGAAAACCGAAGGCTTAATCAAGCCCACCCAATACCAGGCACATAACCCGGGTTGGTATAGCGGCAGCATGGCCAAGTTACATCAATTCATTGGTGGCTACGGTAGACAGGATTTTGAGCAGTTGCCGGACAATGATATTGAGCGCATACAGCTGCGTTTGCCTGAGCATCTTTACACATTATTCCAGGAGAAATACCAGGACGTGCGCCTTCCTGGATATCTCGGCTTGCCGGACAAATCCGGTCAATTTCAGTATGACTACAAAGCATCCAAAACTCATGCCGTGGCGTTTGATAATGAGAACAAGCCCTGGCTGATTCAGGTCACAGATAAAGTCTATGCCATGCCCTTGCCGGTCATTCCGGTGACAGCCGATCCCTTATTTCATCAGTATGTCAATGAGGAACTTGGCGATTCTGAGCTCATGGAGATTTTGGAAACTTTTAAGGCATTCCCATCCGGTGAAGGCTTTCCCGAAGGTGAAGAATTTAGGCAATGGCTTCGTGCCGGTGTGATTGTTGAAATCTGTGATACTGCAGACTTTAGTACACATCTGGCCATGTTCAATGCTTGCGGTTGGTCCTTCAATAATACTGGCCGGATTGGTTATAACACCGGCTTTAGATATAACGAAAAAGGCATCATTCAGTGCACCACGTTTAGAATGCAACTGGACCTGCAGGCCACCAATAAACACTACGGTACCGACAAGGTTGACGTGGGGAATAGTGATTTGACGGACGCGCAACGCTCGGACCTGGGCCGATACCTGGCTAATCTTATGGCTAGTCTACCTACAGAAAACAACCTATCCCGAGCTATACGCTACAAGATCCGGCATATCCCTCAATCCGAAATCCTGGCACGTGCAGCAAATATCTCAAACGATATGAGTGCGGAAGTGAACTATTGGGATAACTATGTGTGTGAACCCATTGCCATGCACAATGGTAAGGTAATCAAGCTGTACACCGGTAAACTTTTCCATCATGCCAAGCCTAATCTGCAGCCACAAATTAAGTTTCCAGACATGATGATGGGCTTCTGCTATTCGTTTGACTTTAGCCCTCTGGATACCAATGTCGCGGCACCGGATTGTGACACCATTATGTACGCCTATTTCGATGACGATACGCTCAAGGTGGTGAAATACTTCTATACCGCCAGGGATTTTAGCAAGCAAGTCGATACGGATTATGAACAGTGTATGACGGTAGGATCCTGGTACCGCACCGAAACCACGGGCAAGACCAAAATTTCAGGGCATTTTTATCTGACCGATATAGATGATCGGGATGAAATCTCACCAACGGTAACGCATACCACGGTTAAAGGGGTGGATAAAGGGTATGACACCCAACCGCATTTCGCCTTTACCCATTTCTATTCCATGCAAGGGGAGTTATGGCGAAACCGCTATTTCACCCATCTCACCAAAACAGAAACGATCCGGGATAAAAATATAGAACTGGCTGTTCTGGTACCGATGTTTAACCGCAATTGCGTAGTTCATGCCAACCGTGTCACAGGTGGCAATAAAATCACTACCGAATCACTTGAACTTAAATACGTGCAGGATCCGTACACCTATAAATACTGGACCTATGATGCGGTATTTGCCTGGAACACACCGTTAAGCAAACAGACCGGAAAGCCCTATCCCAAAAATGGTAACCCGGTATGGGTGGAAATTCAGAACTACACACCATTAACCTGTTCTGATTTTGCGGATCAAGGTCCGTGGATTCCTACCATGCCTACAGACTATGGATGGCTGATTCATCCTAATAATAACGAGTGGCTGCATTCTGGTGGTGGTGGACCTCCAAAGGTTAGGGAATATTCCAATACAGTGACGACACCTATTGAAACTACCGGGAATCTAAATTGGGTGGTCAATGATCTGATCATCACAATATTAACCAAGCCACCGCAAAACCACTACTTTCTCCCTTCACCAGACCAGTACGGTTTAACCATGCAACGTGCAGGCAGTAAGGTTTTTCTTGGACAGGTGACTTATGCCAATATTAACGAAACCAATGATGCCGGTGCCTGGAAATATACCGGGTATTCCAACCTGGCCAACCATAACCGGGTCAACCACTTTATCGGAGTGATCAATGAGTAACTATCGGGATGATACTCAGGAAACGATTGTGCTTTCATCCGATGCTTTCGGAAAAGTTACATCAGGGGATGTAGAGAATTTTGGCTTTACCACCACGATCCTGAGCAAGATTCGCCACAATGTAGAAGAAATCATCCAGTTAGCCGATGCTGATTTGTCACGTCGTATCGGACGATTAGATACTGAACTCGGTTTTGCTGACCAGGTATTGCACACGGTACGAAAATTTCAACTGATTGAAGAAACCTTTATCCTGGCCGATCATAGTTTTGTAAAACAATCTGAACTAATCACTGAGGATCTTGGCCTGGGCGAAGTGGAGCAGGTAAGTTATAAGACTGCACACATCGAGCCATTTAAAGTGGCCGATGCACATTTCACCTATAAAACTGCATTCCAAAGTATCAGTGATCGCCTGAAATTAAGCGATAGCCTACATGCCCTATCACGTTCTAGTGATCTGATTGAAGAAAGCCTGGTCATATCGGATACAACACGTGACAAATTAAAAACCCTAATTGTTGAAACTTTAGGACTTGGCCAAGAGCTTGAGCAATATAACCAGGTACTTAGTCAGGTATCAGAAAGTTTTAAACTGCATGATCGAGCTGTACGAATAGTCAGTGACACGATTGAAGATACGATCCAGTTTAGTGATGAGTTTAAAAAATTATCAGATACGGTTGAGCTGGTGGTTGAAAGCCTGGCGTTTGCCGAGCAGGTATCAGGGCAACGGATGGTACGAAGCCTGGCAGAATCCAGTTTAAGTTTTTCAGAATCCATTGACGGCATTAAACGTGCAACCTCAAGTGTGACCGAGTTGTTATTCCTGGATGATGAATACCACGACGGTAGAGAAATTATCGGAGCATGGACCACAACGGCCGATGGTTGGAACATGAGCCGCTACTATGATTTCCCTTATGAAGAATTGATTGTGATTGATGGCCAGCTTTATGGCGTAACCGCTACCGGTATTGAAGAACTTAAACAAGGTTCCGGCGTAGTCGCTGCACAGATCAAGACAGCAAGATTAGATCTAGGAGATGGTGGCTTAGTCCATCCAGAAAGCATGATCCTGGAATATAGCCTGGAGGGTAATTTATCCGTTGATGTGGTTACCACACAAAGCGGATGCCTTCAGAAGTTTAATTATGTTCTACAAAAAGAGCCAAGCGAATATTTAACCAATGGCCGTGTGGTCTTTGGTCGCGGTTTACGTGGCAGACACTTTGAATTTGCAGTCAATATTGAGGGATCTACAGCCTACATTAACGACATGGTTGTGAACATCACTAAAACAAAACGGAGAATTTAAACATGATTATCCCTACACTCAATGTCGTTGATCAGGCGATTTCCGAAGTTCAGGACAAGATGAAATACTTTGAAGGGCGCAGCAATCAGTTGCTCGGTGAAATGAGCAATGCCATGACAACCCTATCTGGTGTTACGGTTGAACCGGTGGGTAATGCACCAGAATTGCCACGTCCTGAGAATGCGCAATTTCCAACGATAGATATGCCAGATACGCCTGAATTAAATGTGACTGTACCTACACCACATTTATTAGATTTGGATATTGAAAAGCCGGCTGCACTTACATCTCCTGAAATTCCTAGTCTTGAGATCAATTTGCCTGATGCACCGATCATGCAGAATGAGATTGAGATTCCATCAGAGCTTACCAATTTTGCTTTACCTGAAATCGATACCAATATTGAAATCGGCACACTGCCACAACTCAGTTTAAGTGGGCTGGATATTGGTCGTAACGCAGTCAATATTGATGTTTCAGAGCTTTTAGGCGGCCTGGATTTATCTGATCTTAATTTACCTGAAGCACCTGAAAACCCAATCTTAAACTTTCCAACATTGCCAAGCCTGGGTAGTTTTGATTTGCCAGTGCGACCAGATATTGATATTGGCAGTGTAGAAATCCCTGACGCACCTGAAATTGTGTTGCCTGAAATTGGAGAGCTTCAAGCGATTACATTACCGGTATATGAGCCAGAATCCTTACCGGTATTCGATGAATTGCCACCTGAATTTAGTGTGGAGCTACCTAGCGATATTGATAGCATTATGCACCAGGCCCAGGCGATTGCCGCAACGGACTATCAAAGTTACAACAAGGACAGCGCAATTCAGCCTTTAGTCGCTGAAATTCGTGCCTGGATGAATGGCACTGCTACCGGTACCGGCTTACCTGCAGAGATTGAAAATTCACTTTTCAATCGTGCACGTGAACGTAATAGTCGTGAAACCGAACGCGCAGTACAAGAGGTGATTGATCAGTGGGCCAGTCGCGGTTATAGCTTGCCGCAGGGGTCAACCCAAAAGCAGATCGATGCCATCCGGGATGATGCACGTTTAAAAGCTGCGGATCTGAACCGTGACATTATGATCCAGTCTTTTGAAAAGCAGCTTGAGCATATCCGATTTTTGACAGAACAAGGCATTGCCCTGGAACGGCTAAAGCAAGATCTATGGCTTGCCTATGTTGGCAATGTGATGGATGCAGCCAAGTTCCAAGTCGAGAGTAAACTTAGTCTATTCAATGCACAAATCTCGATTTTTAATGCACGTACCGATGCGTTTAAATCCATGATTGACGTATACAAAACCAAAATTGAAGGCACCATTGCCAAGATCACGGCATTTCGCTCCCAGGTGGATGCACAAGTGGTGATTGGCCAGATCAACCAACAGACTGTCGATATTTTTAAAGCCAAGATTGATGCGGTAATGTCGAATGTGGATGTGTATAAAGCACTGATCCAAGGTGCAACTGCACGTGCTGACCTAGTGAAAAGTCACTTTGATGCCTATAAAACCGAAGTACAAGCATACAGTGAGCAGGTCGGTGCAGAACGGATCAAGGTTGAAATGTTTGATTCACAGATCAAGGCCGAAGGTACCAAGGTTCAAGCCTATGAATCAATGGCACGGACTTATGCCACCACCATTGAAGGTCTTTCATCTAAAGCCAATATCAAGATGAAAGAAGGTGATATGAAACTGGAGGCGGCACGTGTCAGGATTGCAGAGTTTCAGGCCAATACAGAATCGTATCGTGCATCAATGGATGCGCAGTCGAAGAAATTGCAGTTTGAAACAGAAGCATACACGGCTAATCTGGAAGCTATGAAGTCTCAGATTCAGCTTTCAATTGAAAAGATGAATACGCAAAGCAATATTGTGGAATCTAATTCACGTACACGAATTGCCTTAGCTGATGCTTTATCTAAGTATGCTGAAATGGAAATCCGTGTCGGTATTGCTAATTCGGATACTTTGTCACGCTTTGCTGATATGCGCTCACGTACTGCAATCGCCGTATCAGAAGCACATTCGCGTTATGCAGACCTGGCGTTAAGGACAACGATTGCCAATAGTGATATTTATAACCGCTATATCGAATCTCGTACACGTGTTGCCTTAGCTAATGCCGATACCCAGGCCAAATATGCTGACTTAAATTTGCGTACAAATCTGGCCTATGCAGATACTCAATCTAAATTTGCTGATATGAAAATGCGTACAGGCATCGCCAATGCAGAAACACAGGCGCGTTATGCTGATATGAATATTCGGACTAACTTGGCATATGCTGAAATGCAGATCAAAAAATATGAAGTTGATCTCAGCCATGCCATCAAGAAAGCCGAACTTGCAGCGGAAAGCATGAAAGGCATTGCACAGTTCAATACTCAGCTTGCCGCTGGTGCCATGTCAGCCATGCACGTGTCGGCAAGTATCAGCGGAAGCGGTTCAAGTTCATTGTCTTATAGCGCAAGTGAATCTGAATCCAAGAGTGAAAGCCACAACTATAGCTACTAACCCTGTAAGGCTAACGCTTACAGCCTGTATTGATTAACCATACATGATATTTATATTGGAATAAGTGTCATGTACGGCTTAAAAAAACGCCCAAAAGATGAAAGTGGACTGATTCAAGGTGCAGGTACTGGCACTTCTGATGATATTAAAAAAAATGTTCCAGCAGGTAGCTATATTATGCCTGCTGATTCTACTCAGCAGATTGGTACCAATAATTTAAAAAATATGGGGAGTCCCACGCCAGTTAATCTCAGTAACGGTGAGTTCCAACTCTCGCCTGACCAAGTTCATTCGGTTGGTGTGCAAACACTTGATGCCATGAAAAATCAAACACATGCACCTGTTGATCAACCTCAATTGGGTTTTAAGCCTGGTCAAAATAAACCTGAGTTATTTTTTGCAAATGGTGGACTGGTACCAAGTGCCTACCCAAGTGCAGATGATATTCGTCGTGCACAACAAAATAGAGTTGGTGGGCCACAAATGCGTGATGTCACACCAATTAATCGTCAACTTCCAGCAACATCATCTACACCATCAACAACTAGCTCACCATCATCTAGTCCAGCGAATCCAGCGCCAACCCAAGGAGGTGGTTTTGGAGCAGGCGTAAGAAATTTCGTTAATAACAGTAAACTTGTAAAAGGCACTGGATATTTAGGAGCAGCATCGGCCTTATTTGCAAATGCTGCCACACCAAGTGAGGATTATCGGGAACGTTTTGGTTTTGGTGATCAGTCACCTGAAGATTTGGGTACTGTAAAAGGGTTTGCTAAAGACTTCGGTATCAGAGGATTAGGTTATGCATCAGATTTGGGTAATGCCTTAACTTTTGGACAAGCTGGTCGGTTTTATGCAGATAAACAACGTATTGCAAGTGAAGCAAAAGCAGCTCAACCTGAATTTAATAATAAACAAAATAAGCCAAATACTGTTGTAAACAATCCATTTGGTAATAATAAAACACCACCTACTACACAAACACAGCCTGAAGCTCAGACTCCATCAAACTCTGTACAGAACTCTGATCCTTATGCTATTCAGCAAAAAGGAAACAGCTTTAGCTATGCTAATCCTAGTGCAGCAGCTCAAGCACGAGCAGATGGTATTAGAGAAGGCGAAGGACTAGGATTCAAAGTAAGACCAGTGAATGACCCTCGTGGGGTAGCAAATTTATTTGCCAATACTCAAGAAATGGGACCGACTGAACAACAGATTCAAAATGCAATCGCTCAACGTGAAATGAATTTAGGCTTGGGTATGCGAGGTTATGGTAATAATCCTGTACAAGCACCTCAACGTAATGAAGCACAGGAAGCAGAACGTCAAGCTGTAATTCGTGCAGCAAGCACACCGATTGCAGGGGCAAGAGGATTAACTGCGAATCAAGTCCGTACTTTGTCTGATTTACAGCAAGGTGAGGATAATCGTGCCAATCAACGTTATACCACCGATGCGAACAACGTTGCTGCTTTACAGCGTGAAGCCATGGGACAAGCTGGACAGAACTATCGTACGGAACTAGGTGAGCAAGGTACCAATAACCGCTTTAATGCAAATTTAGGTTTTGATGCACAAAAATTCCAAGCGACCAATGATTTAGCGAATCGAGAATTTAATCTTAATGCCACTGAAAAAGGTTTTGGTATTCGTAACTCGGCACGATTAGAGAAATTGTACGAGCAATATGATAAGGCTGAAACAGATGAACAACGTCAGTCTATTCAGGAAAAGATTAGCCGATATACAGGTAAAGCTGAATCTGGTAAAGATCGCTATATGACTGTGGGTGGTGGTCAGGAATGGAATAATGAAGCTATGGCAATGGTGAATAGACCACAGCAGTTATTTGATACTCAGACTCAACAGTTCGTTAATACGCCACAAGGCAGCACACAACAACCTTTACAAAATCATATTGATGCCTTGAAGAAAAATCCTGATCAAGCTGCTCAATTTGATGAGATTTATGGTCAAGGTATGGCTGCAAGGTATTTAAAATAATTTTGGAACAAGCTAATCAGCATTGATTAGCTTGCAATTGACATCCCCACCCTCTAGGTCGGGGATTGCTACTGCTACAGGCATTCTCTTTCCCCCTCTAAGGTTAGACTAAAAATTCTTTAAATTAGAACATACCTGACATGCTATTAGGAGTGTGTCATGTCAGGTTCTCAAGATAAAAATCCATTCGCTGACCCAAACTACGGTAAAGATTTAAATTCTAATGGGAGTGGTAATCCTTTTTCTGATCCTGATTATGGAAAGGAAGAAGAAAAAGGTTTTCTTGGCCAAACAAAAGATCATGCAGTCTCCTTTCTTGGCAAGGGTGCGGTAGGTGTAGGTGAGGTAGCAGTCGGTTTAAGCGACATGATGTCCGATGGTGCTACAGGTAAAATACTTTCCGAAAAACTTGGGTATGATCCAAAAGCAGCCAAAAATGTAATGACAGGCTGGCAGTCTGAACAATACCAACAACAATTAAAAGATTCTGCAAATATTGGCAATCGAAAAATTGAGGAAGGAGACGACTTCGCAACAAAGGTTGGTAAAAAATTCGACAATGCGGTTGATATAACAAAAAATGCCATCAGCAACCCATCACTTATCACAAATACCGTTGCTGAATCTCTCCCTTCAATGTTTTTAGGTGGTGCATTAGGTCGTGCTTCTGGTATAGCCAAACCCGTTGTAGCTGGTGCAGTTGGTGAGGGTGCAGTTATGGCAGGTAGCCAAGCTGAACAAATTCGCCAAGAAACTGTAGATGGACGCTTAACCGCAGATCAATCTTTAGCAAGTGTTGGTACGGGCGCATTGGGTGGCTTGTTTGGTTATGCTGGTGGTCGTCTTGCTCAGAAAATGGGCTTATCAGATGTTGATACAGCCATGCAAACAGGGCGCTTAACCACGCAACAAGTGGGTGAAGAAATTGCCAAGACACCGATGAGAGCAATTCCAACTGCTGTGATCAAAGGTGCTATTTCGGAAGGCTTTTTAGAAGAATTACCTCAATCCGTTTCAGAGCAAATTTTACAGAACTTGGCATTAGATAAGCCTTGGCATGATGGTGTTGAAAATGCAGCAGTCATGGGTACTTTGGCTGGTATGGCAATGGGCGGTACAGTCAGTGGTGTGGGTAAAACTGGTGATTGGTGGAATAGTCGATCTGACACAGGACCTCAAGATAACCAACAGCAATCAGGATCACCTAATCTACCATCAGCACCATCACAATTTGGCTCAAATCCAGATAGTGCTTTGACTGGCGAATATATTCCACGTGGAAATGCATCACAGGGCGACAATCAAGGTCGCACAGCTTTTGTTTATGATCAGCCATCAATGGATGCTGATAATTTACTAAACAATAATGGCTTTGATTATGGCGGTGCAGCAAATGGTAATCCAACCAGTCCAGATACGCCACCAGCACCGAACGGCAACTATTTTGACGATGATTATGGCAGTGAAGCGGCCTTTGATGATTTATTGAATGCTGTACCACCAGCCAACCAAACACCTTCACAGCAAATGGGGATTAATCCCAATGATGGCCCTATATCATCCGCAGCAGCTTTGGCAGTGGATAGTGGCGCATCTCCGATAGCTCAATTGGGGTACACACCAGAGCAACAGACGCAAGAGCAAAGTAATACACCAATCAGTGATGCTGTGCCGTCAAACTATCAATCATTATTAGGAAGTCAGAACGATGGGCAGCCTTTTAATGCAAACCTTGAAGATGCAACAGCACAGCAAGGGAATACACAAGCTGACATGGGTGGAGCAATTGAAACAGATACAGCGCAAACAACATCAGCGCAAACTGTTCAACCAATCTTAGGCCAAGATGGTAAAAACAAATGGTTTGGCACACAGGAAAAAGCGCAAGCATTCATTGATAAGAAAGATTTAGGCAATGATTATCAGGTAGTTCAAGATGGTAAGCGTTTTGAGATTCAGCCTAAAGCCAAATCTCCAGTTCAAGATGACGCATATTTTCAAAGTCAATTAGATCAACTCAATAAACAACGCGCACAGTTTGAATCGTCTGGCGATTACGCAAATGCCGAAAAAGTTTACGCTGAAATGCAAACAGTGGCGCGTGAATGGCAAACCAATTCAAGCACAGATACGCCTACAGCCAAGCGAGCTGAACCATCTAAGGGTGCATCTGATAATGCTTGGGCGGATTTTTACAGAAAAAATCGCAACATGATAAGTGAAGAACTTTTCACGGGTGGTCATCAAGATCGTAATGCGCTTGAAGAAGCTACTCCTGAGATTCAATCACGTCATGCTCACGGCATGGCTAAGGCAACTCCTGCTGCTGCGGTTCGTGATCTGAAAGATATTTTAGAAAATGGCATAGATCAGAATCGCGGACAAGGGCGTTTGTTCACAGCACCTCTAAGTCAGGGAAAATTGACAGCCGAACAGCGTAGCGCAATGTCAGCATCAGGCACATCGTCAGGTAGTGCTTATAGTGATGGTGCTTTTACTTTGATCGCCAAAGAGGGTGTTGGGGATATTCGGTCTGTGTCTGAAATTGATGCAGTCATGGTAAACAGTGCAGTACCTCAAGAAGTTGTGAATGGTTTACGCCAAGACTTTCCAAACATGAAGTTTGGGTATGCAAAAGAATTGCCTAGCTTGTTATCAGGTGGTAAACAGTCAAACAATGCACAGGCTCAAGTTGCTGAACTTGAACAACAGCTTGCGAATGAAAAAAGTGTAGCGAAAAAGGCACAGATCCGTAAACAGATTGCAGAGTTGCAAAACGGTTTGACAGAACAGGCGCAAAGCACTGTAAGTTTGAATCAACCACAAAACACTACTGTAGAAAACCTGAGTGGCGAATTTAAAAAAATAGAAGAATCTACTAACCCAATTAAGAAAATGGCTTTAAAAGGCATATCTTCTCAGGTTCTTAGTGGTAATCGCTCAGAAGTTGAGGATGTTATTAAATCGCTTGGAATTACAGAAGATGAGATTGCTTCAATTCAACCTGATCCGAAAGATAATTTCTTGGATACTGATTTTAAATACCTGCCAACAGCAGACAAGGTTGGAGTTGGTAGCGATAAAGAGCGTGCTATTTTCCTACCAAAAACAAAAGGTAAAAAAGGACAGTGGCAAAAAATTGAAGATGATTATGTCTTAGCTATGGATGGTGGTCGTTTTGTTGATCTTCCGAAAATGACCAGAGAGCAGGCAATCCAGTTGTCTAATCGTGATGGTGAAAACAAATACTATGATGTTGTGCCGCGTGCCTATGCTGATCATCTTGGATACAAAGCAGTGGCAGATAATAAAAATCTTACAACTGAATCTCAACCACAAAACACTGCGTCTGAGCATCCTGTAAATAAATGGCAAGCTGAAATGCAAGAAGCCTTATCCAAGGCTGATCCTGAGCATCCACTTTTTAAAAAACTACAAGCTAGTGCTAAGAACGGATTACGCTCTGTTTCAGATCGAGCGGTGGCATTACGTCAGGCACGTGAGATTGAGAAGAAAGCGGAAGCACAGGAACAAAAATATCTACCTGAAAAGCCAAAAGCAAAAGTCGAACCTTCTAAAAACACGTTAGTATCCGATGATCGTGCAGCGGAATTACGCGCTCGTCTAAAAGCCAAGCTATCACAACTGAATAGTGGTATTGACCCTGAAATCATGGCTATTGGTGCGGAACTTGCGGTTTACCATATTGAACGTGGTGCACGTAAGTTTGCAGCATTAGCTAAAAATATTGCGAATGATCTTGATGTGAGTGTCGAAAAGATCCGTCCATACCTGCGTAGTTGGTATAACGGTGCACGTGACATGATGGAGGATATGGGTGCGGATATTCAGGGCATGGATAGTGCAGAAACCGTTCGTGCAGAATTAGCAAAACTCGATAATCCACAACAACAGTCAAATACAGTACAGAGCAAAACAGAAACGGTTGTTACACCTGCAGGTCGTGAATTTGAGGTGCGCCACAAAGTCGTTGAAGCAAGCGACTTAATCACATCAAATCTGGACAGCGGTGCAATTAATGCAGAATACCCACAAGCCTTACAACCACGTGACCGCACCACTTTAAAATCCGTTACTCAGATCAATGATATTGCCAACAAGCTTAACCCTAAATTATTGGGTGATAGTGCAAGCTCTACCAATGGTGCGCCTATCGTGTCGTCTGACAATGAAGTTGAAAGCGGTAATGGTCGTACACTGGCGATTCGCAAAGCCTACCAAACAGGCAAAGCAGACGCATACAAAGCATGGTTAGCTGAACAGGGCTATGATGTGGCCAACATGCAGCAACCGGTATTGGTCCGTGAACGTATCACGCCAATGAATATGGCCGAGCGTGTAGCCTACACAACAGAATCGAATGAGCGTGACACACTGGATATGAGTCCAAGTGAACAAGCTATGTCGGATGCGCCAAAGGTCATGGATATTTTGCACCTGGTACAAGGTGGCAGTTTTAACAACACGGCCAATCGTGATTTTGTGAATGCCTTTTTAACTGGTGTAGCATCTAAAAACGAGCGCGGTACCATGCTCGATAAAGATGGGGTATCACTCACTCAGGACGGATACCGCCGTATTGAATCAGCCTTGCTTGCAGCTGCTTTTAATGATGCTCAAATTATTAGTCAGGTGATTGAATCTAAAGACAGCGATATTAAGGCGATTGGTAATGCCTTGATTGAAGCGGCACCACAATGGGCACAAGTCCGTAAAGGTGTGCAAGATGGCATTTTGGTTGAAGGCGTGAACGTCGAAGCCAATTTGGTTGAAGCGGTCCATCTGGTACGTAAGGCACGTCAGCAAAACTTATCTTTATCTGAAATGTTGAATCAGGACGATATATTTGACGGCAGCATTGACCAGGTTACGAAAGACTTTATTAGTATTTTTTATAGTGGTGATAAACTCAACAAAGCACGAAGCAGCCAGAAAGTTGCAGACGCATTAAAGTCGTATGCGCAATTGGCTATGACTGCAAAAGCATCTCCAAATCTTTTCGGTGATGCGCCTTTAAGCAATGAACAAATTTTAGGACAAGTACATGAAAAACTCAGACAAAGTGAAGCCGAAAAGCAGCAAGACTTCTTCTCTAGCCAAGGAGCTAATGACACAAACCCTGGAAAATCTAGCCAAGTCGGACAAGGACCTGAAACTAGCAAGCCAGATGCAGCAGCGTCGCAATCCGCAACAGTAACACGTACACAGGTTGAGCGTCCGAAGAACGACACAACACTTGTTCAAGATTGGGGTGTTCAATATGTAGATGGTTGGGCAACCAATTCAGAACATGCAGGTAAAATTTATACTGATAATGGCTTAAAAGATGGCGTAAAAGCAGCATTCCTGAAAGATTCTAAAAAGTATCTTGAAGCAGTGCAAAAGAATCTGGAAAGCATTGGTTATGAACTTCACCTAGACAAGAAAGGCAAGCCGCAAAAAGTTAGCGTGAATGAATCAGGCGTAGCTGGTAGTGGTGAAGTATCGCTTTATATCCGTGAGCCGGTGACTGGTGTTAATGTTTGGATGAAAATTGGCGATGGATTCCCAGGTTCTCATCCACAACGTATCGGCATTTTGTATCGTGCCACGATGAAGGAAAGCGATAAACAGGCCAGTGGTTTTGGTATTGAGAACTCAGGCAACCAGTATGCCGGTGCTCAGACTTCTGCCTTTGAACTGGCGCAAATGATTGATGATATGGTCACTGCGCTTGTGAAGCGTAACCAGAACAAGGAAAACAGCAATGAACAATCTGCAAGCAGCCCACTTAATCCGCAAGGAACGTCAGATGTACGAGGAGGACGAGGACGTGCTCCACAATCGAATGATCCACAAGCGAATAATACAAATGTGGAAACAGGAGTATCCGCAGGAAGTGGCACGACTGGAACAACGCAATCTACTGGACGATCTAGCGTTCGTGGTGCAAGAGAGAATGTGGCGAACGATGCAGGAGTATCAGGACGGGGGAATGAATCCAGCAGACGCGCGGGAGCAAGCGGAACTACAACATTATCAGTTGATCAGCCCACAAGATTAGAGTCACCAGCAGCAGTAGCCAATACTGCGACTGATTTCTACATGGCTGACCCAGATATTATTTTCGGTGGTAGCCAGAAACAGCGTTTTGACAAGAATAAAAGAGCACTCGAGCTATTAGAAGAACTCAACGCAGAAGGCCGTCAAGCAACAGCAGAAGAACAAGTGGTGTTAGCAAGTTACACTGGTTGGGGTTCGTTTGGCCAAGACCTATTCCAAGGTACATGGAACACGCCTGTTTTTAAAGATGGTTGGAAAGATGAAAACCTTTGGCTGCGTGAAAAATTAGGTAAAGAGTCTTGGGAATCAGCAAAGGATTCCGTTCTGAATGCTTTCTTCACTGATCCATACACCGTCCAAGCAATGTGGTCTATGGCTGAAAAGATGGGCTTTATTGGTGGGCGTGTTCTTGAACCGGCGGTAGGTACTGGTAACTTTATCAGTTTAATGCCGATGCACATTAAACAGCGTAGCCAGGTGACAGCGATTGATCTGGACATTACCACCGCTGCGATTGCAAAACAGTTATTCCCTGAAAGCAATGTGCAGAACATGCCATACCAGAAGTCTAAAACACCAGACAACTTTTATGACTTGGTGATTTCTAACGTGCCTTTCTCGAATGATGTGAAGATTGCAGACCGTCGTTATAACCAATTCAATCCAAACTTACACGATTACTACTTCCTAAAAATGCTGGACCAGGTGCGTCCTGGCGGTATCGTGATGGCGATTACTTCATCCGGTACGATGGACAAACAATCCGAAGTGATTCGTCGTGAGATGGCCAAGCAATCCGAACTGATTACATCGATCCGTTTACCTGCAGGTGCGTTTAAAGATTTTGCCGGCACTAATGTTGTAACCGATATTATTGTGCTGCGTAAACGTACTGAACCTTTGACCATGACACCGGATGCAGATTGGATCGGATTATCCGAAGTTAAAACGTCAACTAAGCCAGTGAAGGTCAATAGCTTTTACGCCAATAACCTACGTAATGTTTTAGGGACCATTGATTATAAAGGCGGTGATCCACGTTTTGCTGGCATGACGGTACTTAGTAATGGTGAAGCCTGGCTGAAAAAGGAACTTAGCCAATTATCTGATCTGGTGAGTGAAAACACATTATTGCCACGTCATAACCATGATTACCTGACTTATTATGCAAACAAGGCTGGTGAGCGCACCAACACATTAACCATGAGTAATGGTGAATTGATGTTTGTCTATGGCGACCAAATGGTTAAAGCTACTGATATTCATGAATACAAAATCAAGGATGCCAAGAAAACCGCACAACGTCAGAAATCAATTGAAGACCTGGTAGCGATTCGTAAAGCCTACACAGATTTGACCGATGCAGAACGCATCGAACAGGACAATGTAGAGCAGCTGCGCAAGACCTTGAATAAACTTTACCAGGCATATACCAAAGAACATGGTCCATTGGCTGATTCATTTGGTTTGCAATACTTCAAGAAGATTGAAGATGCGTATTACTACAGTCTTGCAGCACTTGAAAACAACGGTAAACCGGCTGAGATTTTAAAGCGAAGTGTTGTTCGTGGAGCCGCTGCTCTTGATAACCCAACAGTATCGGATGCCTTTGTGGTGGAACGGAATAAATCCGCTGCGCCTAGTCTGGCCAACATTGCAAAAATGGCTCAGGTATCAGAGGATCAGGCACGTGCTGAACTACTAGAAAAGGGTGCGGTATATGTATTGCCGAATGGCGATATTATGCCAAGCGATATGTACCTATCTGGAAATGTTCGCCAAAAATTAGAAGAAGCACAAAACGCAGTTGCAGAAGGCAATACTGACCTGCAGCGTAACGTCGATGCACTCAAAGAGATCATTCCAGAGGACATTCCATACTTCAACATTGAAGCCAAAATGGGTGCAACCTGGGTGCCATTGTCGGATTATGAAAAATATATTTCACACATGCTCGGTATGACCGATAGCAACGGCATTACTGTGACATTCCCATCAGGTAAGTGGAAAGTCAAACTTGATCCTATTGCAGCACGTCGTACCGAAGCCACGACCAACTATGGCTCTAAATATAAGTCATTCCAAACGGTGGTATCTGCTGCACTGTCTAACCAGAACATTACTGTGAAGTATAAAAATTCTGATGGTTCTGAAAGTGTAGATGTGCAAGCAACGGAAGAAGTGAACGAAAAAATTTCCAAGATTAAGGAGGATTTTGCAACCTGGTTATGGTCCGATCCTGAACGCCGTGTGCAATTAGAGAAGGAATATAACCATGCATTCAATGCTTGGGCGACACCTAAATATGATGGTTCGTTCATGTCGATGCAGGGTATGGCGTTAAGCCTGGGTAATGGTCCGTTTAACTTGCGTCAGCACCAACAGAATGCCATCTGGCGAGCGATTGTCAATCGTCGTTCCATTAATGCGCATGAAGTGGGTACCGGTAAAACCTTTACCATGGGTGGTATTGCACTTGAATCACGTCGCTATGGTATTGCTAAAAAGCCATTGATCCTAGCCCACAATGCCAACAGCGCAGCCGTAGCCAAAGAAATTCAGATGATGTATCCATCGGCGCGTGTACTGTTTATCAGTGAATTAGGTAAAGCAGTCCGTCAGATCCGTATGCGTCAAATTGCTAATGATGATTGGGATGTAGTGGTGATGCCACACTCGATGATTGATAAGCTCACTTTGTCTGAAGAAACCTTGATGGCTATGGCTGCTGATGATATTGCAGCACTAGAAGCAGAGATTGAAGAAGCACTGGCCGAAGAAGGTGGCGCAACCCTGGATGAAGTCCTGGCAATGAACAGCGACGACGTGAATAAAAAAATGGGCTTTAAAAACCCAACTGCCAAGCAGCTTGCTAAACAACGTCTGAAACTTTTAGAGGACATTCAAAAGCAAGCCATGGATTCAAGTAAAGCCGATGCGGTGAACTTTGAAGAACTTGGTGTAGATATGATCATGGTTGATGAAGTGCATGAGTTTAAAAAACCAAGCATTGCTACACGTATGAACATGAAGGGCTTAAACACCAGTAGCAATAAACGCTCGGTGAACTTACAGCTGCTCACACGTTATGTACGTCGCATGAACAATGGCGGCAATGTGCATACCTTTACCGGTACACCGATCACCAATACCTTGACTGAGATCTACCATCAAATGCGTTATGTGATGGAAGAAGAAATGCAAAAACTCAATGTCGCGGCCTGGGATGGTTGGTTTGGTAGCTTTGCAACAGACATTACCGATATTGAACTTTCTGCTACTGGTGAATACCAATTGGTGACACGTTTAGCCGGATTCGTAAACGTGCCTGAACTGCGCAAAATGATCGGGCAGTTTATGGATATTGTTTTTGCCAACGACATGCCAGAAATGCAGCCACGTCGAACAAATACCGGCAAAGTATTATCAGATGAAGGTTTAAGTGAAGCAGAAAAAGCCGAGTTGCTAAATGGCCGTACCGAAGGTGCCAAAGATCGTCCGTATAAAAAAGTGATTAACGTCACCACGGAAATGTCACCGAAACAAGAGAAAGCCCTAGAGCGTATTCAAGGACTAGCTAAGGAATGGGAACAAGCTACCGGTAAACAAAAACGTGAATGGATGCGTGACGGTGATCCACGTGCACCGTTATCCATCAGTACCGCAGCCAAGAAAGCCAGTTATGACGCACGTATTGGTGATCCTGAATACATTGGCCAGGAAGGTAAGACCGAAGATTTTGAAATGTCTAAGGCTTCCCAGGTCGTGAAAAACGTCATGGAGGTGTACCACTCTCATCCGTTGGCCAGTCAGGTGATTTTTGCTGATACCGGTTATAACACGACAACGGAACGCAGTACCGGCAAGAAAGACGCGAAAGGCAAGACCATTCGTGAACGTGTCAAAGTCTTTTCACCGATCCGTGACATTGTAGAACGCCTGGTACAACAAGGCATTCCACGTGAACAGATTGCCATTGTCGATGGCTCTGTGAAAGCCGAAGCACGTAAGGCCATTGCCGATAAAGTCAATAGCGGTGAAATCAGGGTGGTGATTGGCCTGACACAAACGCTTGGTGTAGGTGTGAACATGCAGCGTAATTTACGTGCCATGCACCACCTGGACGCGCCATGGATGCCGGGTGAACTTGAACAGCGTAATGGTCGCGGTTTACGCCAGGGCAACCAATGGAACACGGTACTTGAGTATCGTTACATCACCGATAAGTTAGACGGTAAATCATGGCAAGTCTTGGCCATTAAGGACCGTTTTATCAATGCCTTTATGAAAGCCGATGGTAATGTTCGTTCGATTGAAGGTGATGCTGCTGCGGATAACGGTGAAGATAATGCAGGGGATATTATGTCCTCATTCTCAGAAGCTTCTGGCGACCCACGTGTATTGCAACGGATCAAGATGAAAGAAAAACTTGAGAAGCTGCAACGAAAAGAGCGTTTGCATACACAGGGTATAGCGGATATGAAGCGTACCATTGGCAACACGCAACGTCGTATTGCTCGTTTTGATGAGCAAATTGCCGAGTATGAAAACAATGCTGTTTTGGATCGTATTCAAAAACTAATGCAGTCACAGTCTGAAAACTTCTCCGTAGAGGTGGACGGCAAGAAATACGACAAGCACAAGGAAGCATCGGACGCGATTCAACAATTCATTGCCGACCATGTGCGTACTGGCTCATCACGAATCACATTAGGAAAGTATGGCAATGTCACTATGTCGGTTGAATGGGATAGCCTGCAACCACAAGCAACATTATCGATGAAGATTGGGCCGATTGAATTTAAGGGTAATACCTTACGTGGCATCGAGGGTAAGTTACGTGGTGTTAGCCAAGATATTCAAGCTATTGAAGATGCCAAAGCATCGGCGCAACAGACCATTGATAGCCTGTCAAAATCAGTCGAGCAGCCGTTTGGACAATCTGATCAATTGGCACGTACTCAAAAGCAACTTGAAAATATTGAGCAAGACTTGGAAAGCAACCCGGTAGCACCGCCGATCTGGTTACGCCGTGGTACGCCAATTGATTCAGAAGTGTATTACAAAGGCAAACTGTTTATCGTGTCTGGGCACCGTTATACCAATGACGGTTGGTTTGTATCAGCAGATGATGCAAAAGGGACCATTGAGATTCCGTACCTGGAAGCAACCGACAGTGTAGGTATGCCGATTTATGAGGAAAGAGAATTTGAAGCACCAAATATTAATGACAAAACAAAGGCAGACAATGATGTAAAAAATGAAATTAATGACTATAGCCGTGACAAATTAAAACCTGATAACGAGCGTAGAGGTACTTCACCGCTGGATACTACCTTTAATGCTTTATCAGTTGTCAGTGCTACTCGACGAGTCCTTTCTGTTCTTCAACATCTCAAACTGTCCGCTACACAAGATTCGTCGATTAGTGGTCGAATTACTGTTGGAAGTGCTGGAATTAAGGGGGGATTTGATGTTCAAGTTATTTCTAGCTTTGATGGACTTCCTACGGAAATACAAAAAGATGCCACATACCAAGATGATAAAGGTAATACCCAAAACTATGATGTTAGTGCTGTTTGGCATAAGGGTACACTCTATGTAGTTGCTGATCAGGTATATGGAGATAATGAAAAACAGATTACTACATTTGATGCTTATGAGGAAATGTTAGCGCATGAAATCATTGGCCACTTTGGTGTACAACAGATATTTGGCCAAGAATATAAAACTAAGTTGCAACAACTCTATAATGCTTTAGGTGAGCTTGAAGGTATCCGCAAAATCGCCAGCAAAAATGGTGTAAATATGGCACAGTTTGAAAGTGCATATATTGAGCCATATACCCAAGGTGCGAAAGAAGGAATTTATGCTGAATCAGATGTACAACAAGCCTTGGTTGGAGAATTATTTGCTTTTGTTGCACAAAATGCTAAGTCACGTCCTTTTGTACGTCAAAAGCTAAAAGAAGTTATTGGATATATTCGTCAGTGGTTCCGTGATCGTGGCTTTGATAAATTCCTTTCACGTTACAATGATGCCGATTTGATGATGTTTTTGTCAGAAGCTCGTAAGGCTGTAGTTGATCGAAGCTATTTTGGTAAATATAAAAATCAAGAATTTTCATCTAAGAACGATTCTGATACTCCACTTTATAGCCGTCGTACTAAGAGCAATTCAGGCTCTACAGTTCAGCAAGTAAGGGGTGTATTGATTGATCGCTTTGGTAAAGACACGATCAAGGAGTTAGAGCGTCAGGGTAAACTTGAGATTATTCAAGACTATTCTGTTGAGGGTGTGGAGGGCTTCTATTACAACGGTAAAGCGGTACTCGTTGCATCGAATCTGACTGCTGAAAGCACAGTGCCAACATTCTTACATGAGTTGGGTGGTCATGCAGGTTTTCAGAATATGATGACTCAAAAGCAATATAATGAATTGATGAATCAATTTAATAAATTGGTTGATCAGGGCAATCCTGTTGCTATGGCTGCAAAATTACTTGCGGAACGTGAACAAGGTTCTGAGCGTCAACATCTAGAGTATTTGCCATATCTATTAACACTCTCATCAACTATGCAACAACGTAATGTAGTACAGCGTAATGCACTACAAAAACTTATAAACAATTTAGTGACGTATGTTAAAGCAACGCTATTTGATAATTTTGGAATAAATCTCAACCTCAATCCAAATGACATAGTTGCACTTGCTGAGCGAATGATTGAGAAATCCTCATATAATGCTGAAAATGCTACTTCACCTCTGTATAGTCGTCAGTTTTTTGATAATACAATCAATAACTTAAGTGAAAGTATTAAACATTTATCTGCAAAGTCTATCAAGGATAAAACAGGTTATAAATCTACTGATTGGTTGGGTATTGGCTTATCAGCCTTAGGTCGTCGACAACTTACTGAAATTTACAGCAAAATTTTACCGCAGTTAAACAAATATAATGAATTAGCTGCTCAAATGGATGCTGATAAGAACGACGCTGGTGCTGAAGCTGATAGTATCGTGCGTGAATGGGGAAATTTAAACGATGAAGAAGCTTTAGCAAATGTAATGCATGATTCGACTTTAGCAAAAATTGACCCAACCAAACCCTATGTTAGTGGAGATAGTATTTCAAAATATAAGCAATTACGGGATGCCTATAATTCACTATCACCAGAAGCTCAGGCAATGTATTTAAAAGCGCGTGATGCTTATAAAAAGCACTATGCAGAAGTACATCAAGCAATTAAAGAGCGCATCTTACGTTCTGAATTATCCAATCAGAAAAAAGCGGATTTACTTAAACAGATGGATGATAACTTCTTCGGATCTATCAAAGGGGTATATTTCCCATTGGCTCGTTTTGGTAAATATGTAGTGGTGATGCGTAACCAAAATGGTGAAGTTGAAAGCGTTAGCCGTGCCGAAACCATGGGAGAAGCACAGGCATTACGTTCTGAACTTATACAGAAATTTCCACACTATAAAGTTAATAAAGTGAAATTAGATAAGGAATACAACAAATCCAGAGATGCTGTTGGTCGTGGGTTTATGACCAGTCTATTTGCAGAGGTAGATAATTTAGGCCTATCGACTGCGGAACGAACTGAATTTGAAGATACTCTAAGTCAGCTTTATTTATCTTCTATGCCTGATTTGAGTTGGGCAAAACATGGGATTCACCGTAAGGGTACAGCAGGGTTTAGCCAAGATGCACGTCGGGCATTTGCACAGAATATGTTTAGTGGTGCTAATTATCTTGCTAAGTTACGCTATGGTGATCAGTTAGCACAGCAGCTTGATGAGATGCAAAAGTATGCTGATGAACAGTTTGAAGTGGATGAGGATTACGATCAGCGATCTGCTCAAAGTGTCATCACTGAAATGAATAAACGTCATGACAACTTAATGAACCCTAAAGGGCATCCTTTATCAAGTGCATTAACCAGCTTGGGCTTTATTTATTACCTGGGGCTATCACCAGCAGCAGCTATGGTCAACTTATCGCAGACAGCATTGGTGGCTTATCCATTGATGGGTGCTAAATGGGGCTTCGATAAAGCGGCAGATGAATTACTGAAAGCATCGAATGACTTTAGAAAGGGGGTAGAGTTTCACAAGGTGAAGTGGGAAGGATCAAAAACTGACCTTTACAAAACAATTAGCTCCGATATTTCTAAATTTCTAAATAAAGATGAAAAACAGGCTTATGAAGATGCTGTGGCGCGTGGCGTGATTGATGTCACTCAGGCACATGATTTAGCAGGAATTGCACAGGGTGAAGATAGTGGTGTGATGTGGAAGACACGCCCGATTATGCGTGCAGCGAGTGTCATGTTCCATAGTGCTGAAAGATTTAACCGTGAAGTTACTTTTATTGCAGCATATCGTCTAGCGCGTCAATCAGGTGAAAATCACGATTCAGCATTTGATCAAGCTGTAGATGCGACCTACAAAGGACACTTTGATTACAGTTCTGGCAACCGTCCACGTATCATGCAAGGCAACGTTGCCAAGGTTCTTTTACTGTTTAAACAGTTTGGTCAAAACATGCTTTACACATTGGCTCGTCAGACCTATCAGTCCATTAAAGGTGAAACGGAAGCTGAACGAAAAGAAGCTCGTAAATCACTTGGGGCTATTTTGGCAATGCACGCAACTTTTGCTGGTGCGCTTGGGTTGCCTATGGTTGGAATGTTGTTGTCGGTTGCATCTTGGATGGGCGGGGATGACGACGAACCTTGGGATGCGGAAGTGGCACTGCGTAACTATCTTGCTGAAGCATTCAGCCCGACCATTTCAAATATACTGATGAAAGGTGCGCCACGCGGTATTGGTGTGGATATTTCTAGTCGTGTTGGTATTAATAATCTTTTATTACCAGACGTACAAGAAGGGTTAGAAGGTAAAAAATGGTGGGATTCAGCATCAGCAGCAGCTTTGGGGCCTATTGGCGGGATTGGGGCAAATATCGCAAAAGGTGCACAGGAAATTTCAGAAGGGCATAATCTACGTGGAGTGGAAAGTATGCTGCCAGTGTTTCTTAAAAACTTTGCTAAAACCTATCGCTATGCTGATGAGGGTGTCCAAGACAAAACTGGTGTATCTATCATGGATGAAGTTAGTTCAATGGATTTACTTGTCCAAGGTATGGGGTTCTCACCATCTGATGTTCGTACAGCCAGTGAAGGCAAAACAGCAATTTATCAGCTTAACCGAAAGCTTAATGAGCGTCGTAGTCGTTTAATGGCTTTATGGTCACGAGCGAAAATGATGGATGACCAACAAGAGATGGATGAAATTTGGGAAGAAATTCAAGGTTTCAATGACAAAAATCCATCACGTCGTATAACTAGAATGAACCTTAATCAAAGTTATCGTAATCGCCAACGTCGTATAGATCGTGCGGAAGATGGCATATATTTGTCACGGAATCGTCAAGATGCACGTGAAGCTGGTTACTTTGCTTTTGGTGAATAATTAGTGATAGAAAAGCCACCTTATGGTGGCTTCTTTAATCTTCTATGTTTTATAACTTAGTTACACTGCATTTGCCCACCAACACCCTGACATATTCCACCAGTAGAAGGGAAATAAGTATCACCTGCACCACGATTATAGCGTGTGCCATCTGAACCCCAACTGATGTGTGCTGAGAAAACAGGAGGTTTTAACTTGGTAAACTATAGACACTCATCAGGAGTTTACCATGAGCAAGAAACAGAAG